TTACCATCCTCCACCGCCACTTGTACTTGTAATATTCAATTCTTTACTTGTCATAATTGTTTCATCATCCTGCCATTTTGCAACTAAGTAGATGGTTGAAGTTGTTGTTGATGTGGTCAACGTCACACTATTTCCATTTGTTACATCTAAACTAGCCACATCAGACGTATTTCCATTATAATCTATACTCCAATTTGCTATTGCCGTATTATCCACTACCCCATTATTTGTAACGCTTGCCGTATAAGTATAACTTATACTATCGGATAAAGCCGTTTGTCCATTAATTGCAATTGTTATATCCTGAACATTAACTGTTATTGTATCAAATACACTAGAATCATCCGCTTTACTTACTGTAATTGTCACTGTGCCATAATTATTCGTTGTAATCAATCCATTACTATCTACACTTGCAATTGTTGTATCTAAAGAAGAATAAGTTAATGGAATTGTATTATCAATCGTATCATTTTTACGTGTTTCTACATTTAATTGATAAGAATCCCCTTGTTTAATACTTAGTGGATTATTGTCTAATATTGCGACTGTAAAAGTATCAACATAAGCATAATAATCAGCAATTTCTAATTCACGATTATCATTTACATTAAATATATCTAAATCACAAGATAGTATAATCAATCCTTTATGTGTCCTGTTAATTCCAGTTACCTTCCATGCACTTCCCATTTTAATAAAACGTTGATCTAATTCAATCTTTAACGTTTCTATATTTTCTTGTAATGTGACTAATATTTTCCCATCTGGCAACGATATATATTTCCCTTGTTCAATATCAAAGGTTTTACTATCTATACTTGTTGGAAACGTCTTAATATCACCACTGAAATTAAAATTCACATCATATTCTAATACTCGCATAATTCCTTTATATTTGTTAAACCGTTTACCATTGACTTCTGATACAATGAGCCAATTTTGATTATCATAATCGACTATATCCCCTCTTTTGATTGATGTTAAAGTGGAAATGTATTTATCGTCATAATACTGTTCGACATTTGTATTTGTTATGAGTGCTTTTGACGTACTACTATTAATTGATACATCTTGACCAATTGAATCTAATAAATATTGAAAATCTGTATCACTCGATAAATCGAAATAGTTAAAGAACATGGCTTTACCTCCTTAAAATAAATAATGAAAAATAAAGAAGGGTTTTGAGTTGGACATATTAGATATTAACCCTATATGTTCAACCAAAAACCCCCTATCCTACTCACTAAACAACATAAAAAAATTAGTATCACTATATTCATCTGTATTTGCCATTTGTCTAATCTTACGTTCAAGTTGATCTATTCTATTCTGTAAATTCTCGGCAAATTGTGAAATTGTTATATCATCTTGTTTGTATGACTTCATCATAGATGGATTATTAGCGATGGATTCTAATATAGATAAAGCCGTTTTAAGAATATTACGCTTACTAACATTAGATTGTGGATTATACTCTAACGTTGGCTCTAGTCCGTTTTCTTGTAAATAGATTGATAATTCATCCTGTGATAATGTGATACCTTGAATTTCAAGTTGTAAACGTTCTGAATTTAACATAGGTAAAGACCTCCTTTAAATTTGAGCATAAAAAAAGAAGTGCCGATTATGACACTTCAAAAATTACTATTTATTAAACACTTAAATTTTCTTCGATTGTATTTTCTTCGATTGTATTATCTTTGATTTTTGTAATATTTATTTTATCTTTTAACATTAAATTTGAAATAATAAACGTCATTCCTATGACTGCACAAAATACTGCTAATGTAAAATATGCCGTAGCATAATTTGCATTAATAATGTAGTTGTAAGCATCTCCACCAACATAAGAATTTTTTGATTCTGAGACATAAATTTCTGGATTTTCATATACAAACATCTTATGTAATCCCATTCCTATAAATATTAAAGAACCTAAATAACTAATAATTGCCCCTATTTTTAAATTTTCCTTCATATAAACATCTCCCTATAAGTATTTACCAACTTAAACTTTCTACTATTGCCATATTATTTTGTCCATCTTCATATCTCCATTTAGGAATTTGACAAGTAGCCATAATATTTCTATTTCCATTTTTTAATTCCCTAAAAAGTTTATCAAAACTATCCCTATGAAAATATAAATACCATCCATCAGAATAAGAACTTCCTTCTGGAATTACAAAAGCAACAAAATAATCTTTTTCCATTCTTTCGTCAAACCCATAATTATAATAGTTGTCTAATTCAGCCGTTCCTACAATGGCAAAATTTTTATCTAGGTTATTTTTTATGTCATATTGAACATCTTTAGCGGTCAATGTAATATTATTTTCTTTCATATAATCATCAATAACTTTATTTTTACTTTCTTCCTTAGCAAGTAGTGAATTTACAATATTATTTGATAAATCCTTTTCGGTTACATTTGAAGAATCTAAAGTACCTTCTCCATAAAAACTTTCTAAATCCTTCAAGTTCTGTTTATATTCTTGAGGTATTTCTTCTCCAAAAAATACTGTTTTTAAAGAATTAATTGTTAAATTACTTGTAGTAGTTAAAATTTCTTTTTCACTATCATTTAAATTTTTATAATTTCTTACATCACAATATAAAGCAATTCTTTCAGCAAAACCATCTGGAATAATTTCCTTATTATCTACATAGTAGTTTATTAATCTACCATATTTTATTCCATTATCCCAGATTTCTTCCCTAATATCGTCAGGTCTAGTATTTACTTTTGCTGAACAACCTATTAAAAGAAATACTAAAGTTAGTAATAAGATTATGTATTTTTTCATATATTCTCCCCCTTGTTTAAATTTCCAAAATAATAATATCATACAATAATTACTTAAACAGTATATTTAGGGAAATTTTTCTAGAAAGTGGTCTATTTAATTAAAATATTCCTCTAAAATAGGTTTTAGTAATCGTGTTAATTGAGCATCATATACTTTTTCTGTAACTAGATTAGGATGAGAAGTAACTTTATACCACATTCCATCAAGTCCAAAATAAAACTCTAACGCTTTCTGATTATTATATTGAATCCATAAACCTTTATTTGTTCCTGCATAGTGAAAGTTTCTAATATCGAGATCATAAACAGATACATGAGGATAATCCTTTTTGATTGAATCAATAAATACAAATTTAAAATATTGTATGGCTAATGGTAGGACTTCCTCATATTGTTCTAGTGTAAGTTGTTTAATTGTAGGCGGTTTTGGAATGTTAGGGGTAAACCAATTTTTATAATCTTTCACTTGTAACACCTCCAATATAGATAAAATTAGGGAAAAAGAAAAAGCACCCGATCATGAGTGCTAAAAGTTGAAAGTTGTTATTTATTTAATCTTGGTATATTCTTTTTAAATTTATTACATTTACTTGTTCATGAAATTCAAAGATTTTATTTATTAAATTATTTAATTCTTCGGCTGAATAATTAAAATTGCAATCTTTATGTTCATAGCATTGTAAAACCTTTTTTACAGCAATTTCATACTCACCAATAGCCCTCTCTAAATCTTCGATATCATCTTTTACCAAATCAAAACTTGCATTCTTTAATGTGTTTATTCTTGAAATAACATGATTCTCTTTGATTTCTATATCTTTATTAGACGAAATTCTCCTAAAAATATTATTACTTGTGTTAAAGAAATGTCTATCATTATAAACACTTATGTTTTGATCATATTGATATTTATCAATAATTGCCTTAATTTCTGAATCCATTTAATTACACCTCCCCTTCTGCTAATACACTTCAACAGAAAAAAGGTGAATCCTGCCAATATGAGCCAATATTTGAAATTTTATGGGCGTGAAAAATAGGGTATGCTAGACTTACTTTTTATCAATTAGGGGTATCGTATCTCTATACAGACATTCTACAATTTACATCTAATATAGGCTTATAATATCCATTATCAGACATTCAGCCCAAATTGGAATAAATTAGGATAAAAATAGACCACAAACTACTCTAGTAAGTGGTCAAATTATCCAAAATAGCACAGAACAAGCGTATAAATTGTATGTTTGTTGGCTTAGTTACATTTAAACTACTTTTAACCTAGTTTAAACCTACTACTTGTCTAACAAGGGTTACATTTAAACCACTTTAAACCTAGGTTAAATATATTGTAACAGGCGAAATTTTCTAACTCATTTCCTTTTTTATCTATTCCTTGTCATCATCACATTTCTATTATAATAGTTTGTGAATATTTCACAATATAATCTCACAGGAAACGTTTCACATTATCGCCTATTCTATACTGTTACATAATCACTATTCTTTATCCTGTCCATCTCCATACTCACATCTGTTGTATAAGGACTATGTTCCAATATGCTCTCTAAACTTATTGCCTTCATATCATTTAACTGTTTAAGGTTATCTATTATATCTTTCTCATTTGTTGGTCTAGCATACTGGAATACTACATCTAAACTGTCATAATCATCATCATTAAATGTAATTCCCTTATACTCTAACAACTGTCTAATCTTACTATATCTTTGTTCCATGCCCTCTCTCATATACTTCTCATTTAATCCACCTTTTACATCTGCCAAACTAAACAACAACTTAATACTCACTTCACTAAGATTAGATATATCTGTCTTATTCATAGATACGGCTGGAGTATTACTAATATCTAATAGTGCTTGTAATAGTGTCTTATATATACTCTCAAATGATTGATAATCTAATCCATTAGATACTAATTTAAAATCTGCCCCATCATCTAATGTAAGTCCAATACCGAGAATATTAGTAGGTAATCCATTACCCTTTAATTGTTGACCAATAGCCACAGGGATAGGATTCATAAACTTATAGAATCCATCTGTAAACTTAGATATTAAATCTTCCATATTATCTAATATATTAACTATATCGTCTAAATCACTTCTACCTACATTTTCATCCATCTCATTCTGATTCTTGTATAAGATAGGTAATCCACTTAGATTATTGTATCTACCGATAAATCGTAACTCTCCACCATAATTATCATATTTTTCAACTTCATTTTCATAGTAAACAGTGTAATAATCAATCGAATCCACATTGTAATGTTCAATAAATGCAATCATCTTATTTTCATGATTATATACTGGATAACTGTCCTCTGCATTGATCAATTTACTTTTAATTTGTTTGTTTTCGTCTAAATAGACATACTCATACACGTTGCCATATTTGACGATTCTATCAAGAATGTCAAAATCAATCCGATTATATTTACCTTTTTTATAAACACTTTTAAACTCTTTCACAATATTCTCATTTCCTGTTAATGTAACTGGCTTAGACAATAAATAAGATGTACTAAAGTTTAATATTGTTTTTGCATATTGAAGAATAATTTTTCTAGGATAAAATTCTTTTCCATTATATGTTTCTGTCATTCTCTCTAATATCTTATGTTGTCCACTTAGATACTCTTTGTTGTTCAATACATTCATTACACGTTGTTGATTATAGAGTGTGCCTACTTCCTCAATAAACCAATCTGATCTATTATCATAAAAATCCCTCACATACTCTTGAATGTTCATATACAGATACCTCCTAATATTATAAATCTACATACCACTTACCCGTCTTTATTCCTTGAATTGCTAAAGCATTGGCAATTACTAAATCATCATGATTATTTTCGCCACGCTTATTTCCTGTTCGCCCTTCGTTCTCAACGAATATCTGCATTTCTTCTAATGTTTCTTTGCAATTGATATTCATTAGTCCTCTTTCAAATTGTTCTTTAAAATCACTTATCATAATTCCTTTTGTCGCTGCCGTTGTTGTCCAACCGAGTTGCATTTTCTTATTACCCTTTTGATCAAATAACTTTTGCTTATATAAGTTTTGATAGCGATGTTGATTTCTTAATCTCTCTAGTAAAGGTAAGCCGTAACTATTTCTCTCAACAACAAGAAACGCTTGATTGTAATATCTGCCTAACTCGTTGATGATCTCGGCAAATACATATACTGGTGTCTTATTGTCATAGAAACTAGCGACTTGTTCACCTTCATCATTATAAATAGCAATTGTTGAATTATCGCCACCACTTCCACTTGAAACGTCTGTTCCACCATAATACTTCTTATTGCGTTTTGGTAAATGATAAATAAAAAGCGACTTACTAACGTATGACTGTAATACGTTTGGTAAATCGCCTAATTCATTCTTTTCGATTATCGGTAATAGATAATTCAATCTCTCTAATATTTTAGATTGATCAAATACACTTTGACCTGTTGATATAAAACTTTCCATTGGATTACTCGGATACTCCTGCATAAATTCCTGCAACGTCATATCTAATAATTTCCATCTACGCCACATTAAGAAACGTAAATTTGCCCCATTTTCATATAATACTTTTTCATCCTTCTCTAAATCTTTTGCTTGTAACCTTTTTCCATGATTATCAAGTTTAAACCATTTTTCTGCTTGGTCATGGTCTTGTTTAAATTGTGTCTTATATGCACTCGAATAAAACGGAAAGAAGAACGCTTTATATTTTGAATGTCCTTTCCACGCTTTCATGAATACTTTTTGATAATGATTAAAGCCGTTTGAAGTTGTTTCTATTACAACTTTACTACTTTCATTTTTGGCTAATGATTGTTCGGAAGATAGTAATACTTTTTCTTGATTCTGATAAAAGGCAAACTCTGATAAGAGAATATATTGATATGTACTCCCTCGCCCTAAACTTTTAGACCCTGCAACAACGGATTGAATACGTGAGCCATTATCTAAAAGCAATTCGCCCCTATTGTCACGTTTAGTTTTAGGAAAATTGTATTTATCACGCGGTAAATGATTATTCATCATTTTTAATTTCTCAAACAAGGCACTAGCACTATCCATTTTATAAGAAACTATTAGATAGTTCGTATTCGGTTTCGTACAAGCATCATATAAACATAAACCTAGAGATAAAGTTGAAAATCCTAATTGTCTACTCTTACTAATAATATTGTATTTACTCATCTTATTTAAAAATTCATCTTGTTGCTCATTTACTACAAATGGAATTAAATCTCCATTATTATCAATTATCTTTACAAAGTTTTTGAGCCATAGTTTCGGATCACTATTAATCAATTCTAATTTATCTTGTTTAGACATTTTCTTAGTCAATATTTTCTCACCTGCTTTCGTACACCTTAAAATTACCAATTATTTACATATATATAAACCTTGATATATCAGCGTTTATCAGATATATTTATTTAGTGATTTTCTACAAATTTCCGTTTTTAGCCATTAAAAAAGGAAGGTAATATATTTCTACCCCCCATTTTTAAAAACGGCTTAAAATGGCTCTCACAAGCCGATTATAATTAGTCAATATCTAAATCATCATCTTCAACATCTGAATTACTTTTATTAAATACTTTTTCTGCTTGTTTCTTATGTAATTGGATTTCTTTGTCTAATTGCATAAATAGTTTAATCGCTTTTTCATCCCCTGTTTTGGCTTTTTCAGATACAACATTATAAATCTCTAATAAATCTTGAGTTGATCTATAACTTAATACAAGTGATTGAATGGCTTTATATTCATCTGTCTTTTCCCAGCGTTTAAACTATTCAAAGATTTCATTTGTAATAGTTTTTGTAATTCTTCTTCTGTCATTGTCTTTTCTTGATCAAACCAGAGATTAAATTTGTATTTTATATAATACTGCTTTTTAAATGGTAACTTTTTGATTCCATCATATATGTTCATTTTTATCCCCTCTTTCGTAATTCAATAATATTACTATCAATATTTGCTTGTGTATCACTTAATAGAGATGATAATTCTTGTGTAAGTTTCATTATCTCTTTTGTATTCTCTGACATCGTTTGATTTAATTGTTTCATTTCTTGATTGTTTTCCTTTAACTCTGAAATAATCTCATGCACCCCATTGATTAATTCCTTCTTCTCTCGCTTAAATAGTTTAAACATTGTTCATCTACTCCCTTTTAATTTTAATTTAAAATAAAAATACCCCTGTCTAATTAAAGACAAGGGATAATATAAAATTGTACGAATTTACCTATAATAGATAATTAATTATATAGAATACGCTTTAGTCAACTAAATCACGATTTGGTACTTAATAGATAATTAATTATATAAAGATAAGCCAAAATCATTTTGTACGATTTTACCTATAATAGATAATTAATTATATAGAGTTAGCAATCACACTCTCATACTGTCTACGTGGTAATATATCCTTTAATCTATCTTTACCAAACATATAAATTAGACAAGTATGAAAAGAATCAGAATAATTCAAGCCATTACAAGCAACTGTAAAACTTTTGCTATTCTCAATTTGACTACTAATATTCAATCTGTATTTGTTCGGCTTTTTAGTTACAAAAGCACCTTTTTTATCCTTTACCATTTGATTTCTTTCTACAAAATCAATTATTGTATCTTGTTCTAGTTTTGGTACAAGATTTCTAATTGTTTTCTCAACTAATCCAGTTGCTTTTGCCATTTGATTATAAGACATATAAAAAATGCCATTCTTCATAGCATATCGTTTGCTATGTAAAAGCATGGCATAGGCAACTAATTTCTCATTTTTACTTTTTAATTTCATAATTTGCACCATCTCATCATAATCAACTTGTATTTCTTCTTCTTTCATTGTTAAAGTGATCTCATTATCATAGATATACTGAACAATTTGACTAATATCCTTTACAACATCATCCCATTTTGTTGTATATGTTCTTGTGTCCTGCTTTTTCATCCAATCAATTAGCATTTCCTCGCATTGTTCAGAAGTCACACCTAGATAGCGATAATACTTAGCCAATTTAAAAAGACTATTATGTCTCATTCCTGTTTGTGTTAAGCCATTTTGTTCTAATTCTTCTATTGATTCAATTGTTACTGATTCATCAATATTTTGCTTATAAATCTCTAAAGCATTGTATTGACTGTCAATGTACCCTTTTGTTTCCTCAACTTCTACGGCTTTTTCTTCTTCAATTCCATTATCATGTTCTTTATCTAAAATATTATAGATAATTTGACTATCAATTTTCTCAATGTTTAAGATGTAATCCATTTTCTTAACTGGCTCTAACCCTTTGTTAAAGTCACAATACCAACAAACATTTGTTTTCTTGTTATTGTTTTTAAAATTAATCCCTAGTGGTATTTTTACCCCTTGTTCGTTTGTTGGTCTATATTCTACTTCTCCAAAATCTATATTAAGTAAATCAGATTTATTTAAAGTAATCATATATAACTCATGTAATAGATGATTCTGTATCGGCTCTGAAAAGTATAAATCTACATGATACCCTTTATTACCACTGATTGAAATATAAATATTATCTTGTGATAAGCCAATTTCAGTTAAAGTATTTACTAATCTATAAACTGTCCACTTTGCTAATTGCTTGTCTTTTACATCAACATCAAAAGTTAAAAATTTACTTGTATATTGTCCAGCAAATACTCCTAGAGTTGCTTTATGTTCAAGATGTCTTTTTACAATACTATCATTCAATGTAACTACTTTTTTTGATTGATATGTATTAAGTGTCATATATTCGGCTTTATCATTCATGATTAGATATTTGTATCTCGGCATAATAAATAAATCGTTTATCTTCTCAATAATCTCACGTTTAATCAAATAAGTACCCCCTTAATGAGTAATAAAAAAGAGTGATCTAGTGACCACTCTTAGAAATTTTTTTGTATTCATTTATTCCATTGGATAATTCTTTACTTTGCTCAAATAAGTAAAAAATCTTGTCTGTATTTGTGTGTTTTGCTTTGATAATGTACTCAATATCCTTCTCGTGACGTAAAAATCGTGCAAGTTTTGGATTATAGCAAAAAAAGTAATCCTTCATAATATCACTCCTACACTAAAGAAAATTTACAATAATTGCGATTTGTTAAAGCGAATGAAAATAAGCGTTTTTTATCTATATTTTGAAATTGGTTAATATCTGTTTTTGTTGACCTTGTAAACTGTTTCATCAACGTAAACGGCTCACTCGGTAACGATAAATTGACATTAAAAAAACCCTGCAATTCTGCAAGGTTAAGATTTGTTTCTAATATTCCATTTTGATTTATCCATATTTTAGATTTTAGATTATATTTTTTCTGTATTTGTTCAAACTCACTTTTTGTATGTCGATTAAGTACATCTATTAATTCGTCTAACTCTAACATTTCTAAATACTTATTATGAGTATTTTTAAATCTATTGTCATAGTGTCCGAGATAAGAAGAATCAATTGATAATAATATCATCTTACCTTCTTCTGTTGTAGGTAAATCAATGTTATAGTATGATATGATTTGTAATACTGTTGACATAGCGTATTTTTGAAAGTAGTTTTCTTTATTTATTTTTAGTATGTTATTGAGATTCGCACTCTCAATATTGTATGTGTCATTTTTATTTATCATGGTGGTATGGTTATCCCACGTTTTGCCGTTTTGGATTGCAAAGTCAATTCCAACGGCTCTTTTTTTATTTTCTTTATCCTTTACATATAGATTCTCAAAATCATAAAAATAATTGATCTCATATCCTTTTATTTGTTGTAATAATACACTAGATAATAAACTATCAATATCATCCGTTAATGCTAATGTATATTTCCCCTTTTCGTTATCATTAACCCAGTTTGGAAATAATGATTTTATCTCTTGTTTCATATTGCTCTGTGAAAGTGTAAACTCCCACATTATACCCATTATTTTAAAGTCATCTCCACTTTAAACCCTTCTCCCCTTTTAAAAAGGGATATAAAGTGGTTAGCGTTTATATTCTCCCACATTTTCACCGCCTTTCATCAATGTATTTTTTATACTTACGAACTTTTTCAATCGACATTTCACAGTGATTTTTCTCATATTTGCTTAATAGTGATATAGAAACATTAATTGCTTTTGCAATTTCTGTGATTGTAATTCCTTTTTTTCTTCTCTTGATCGTATATAATTCACGATCAGTAATATCAATGTTCATTTTTGTCACCTTCTATTTTTCTAATTTTTGAATTGGAATTGAAAAAATAAAAAAGGGTAAGAGAAAACTCCTACCCTTAATTGATGTTATGCTAATGTTAATACGGAAATTGCCTTAGGACTTGCAACCTTAATAGTTCCTTCAGCAACAACTTGACCTTTGACACTATCCCCAGTTTTACTTAATGGCTCAAAAGCAGGTTCTCTTAAAAATGCTAATGATAAATAAGCATCATTAAATGCTACTAATTTATCAACTGGAACGTGTTGAGATAAGACGAAATTTAATGTGCCATAGTTTGTATTGACAGAATCAACAACTAAGCCAAAATTAGTAGTAACGTGATTGTAGTTGTAACGATCTTTATAGATAGCATCAATTTGCTCTTTAATATCGGCATTAACTAAAGCGAAATATTGACCTTGTGCTAAGTTTTTATTCCACAAGTTACGCATTACTTCTTTTACATTATCTTCTGTTACAGAAGTTGTGGCTGCTACCGCATTTGTAGCATCTGCAAACTCGATTAATCCACTCATTCTACGAATAAATGGAGATACACTACCATCATTTTTTGCACCATTGATAAGTTTTTTCTCAATATTAATTTTTAATTCTAATAAGCGGTCATTCACTTCTTCTGCAAGTTGGCTAGTTTTCATAGCGATCGCCGTACCACTTACACTTGCCCCTTTTTTGAAGATTTCTAAAACGTTGTTTAATTCGGCTCTAGCACTCTCATAGAATACGGATGTATCAGCACCCTCAACGGCACTAATATCATCTGTGTTATCAAGTTGTTTCTCTCTCCATGTGTAAACAGTAGATAATGCTTTCTCAATTTTGCCGTTAGCCATCAACATAGATGTTAAAGGTGTTGCTTGTACCCCAATTAAAGCGATCTCTTTCGCTAATGAAATAGATTCTGCATTTGTAAAGTTTGAACTTGTAAACATTGAACATCACTCCTAATTATTATTATTTAAATAAACTAGATAATTTTGACCCAATCATACCGACTGTGTTTTTGTCTTTCTCAAATTGAGAATACTTATCCGTACTTTTATGATCCTCTGGCTTATATGAGTTTGTGATTTTCTTGTCTGATAGAATCTTATTAAACTTTTCAGTTTGTTCATTTAACTGTTCAATAGATTCTACTTTAAAGAAATCCACAAATTCACCTAAACCTTTTTCTTTCAACGTTAAAGATAATTCTTTTTTAAATAATTCTTGTTGTTTTTGTTGAAGTTGTTTTTCTTCATCTGTTGGCTCTTTTGGTAATCGTGCTTTAACTTGTTCTAATTCTGTTTGTACTGGATTAAATTCCTTTTCAACCCATTCGTTTTTAGCATTAGACAACATTTCATCAACTTGTTCTTTTGTGAAAGTTTGGTCTGACATTTTTCATTCACTCCCTTTATTATTTATATATAAAATAACGTGACCGACATTAGCCAATCACGTTAATTTTAAAAAGGATTTCATCTCCCCCATGCTTACAAAAATTGAATTGTAAGCCAAAATAAAAAAAGACAGGAAATTAATCCTGTCTAAAAAAGGGAGAGATGAAATAAGATTAAGAAGGAGAATATAAATAGCACTAGATTGCTAGTAAAATTTTATTAGCAATAGTGATACTATTCATAAAAAAAGGATATGCAATCCTTTACACAAACATTTGATATAAAATGGCTCTTTAAAATATTTTTATCCCTCATATATATAGATGCGAAAATAGTATTCTCAATGGCTTTTTTTCCTGTAATTATACCTTTACATAATATAGCCTAGAAACAAACTATTTTTTAGGCTATTCCGTTAAGTTTTTATCTCTCATATATATAGATGCGAAAACATATGTCTTAACAGGTTTTTTTGACACAATTACCTGTTACACAATTATACCTTTACATAATATAACCTAGAAACAAACTATTTTTTACGCTATTTGCCCAAATTCCTACATTTTTTACATTCTCAAAATATCCTCTCATATATAGTGACTTTTATTGTAAAATATCGGTTTTTATATGATTATGTCCCTCATTACTATAGATGCGAAAATGGTATTCTCACTAGCATTTTTTGTCCGATGATTTTCAACATTTAACATTTATGCGGTTTTTGTTCACATTTTTGTAACATTTACAAAAATAATTTTATTATTAAATATAAATATGTGCTAAAAACGTTGTGATTTAGGGATTAACTTTGTCAAGTATTATTTTTACATTGATTATCAAAATATCCCCCTCATATATAGTGACTTTTATCGCAAAATGTAACCTTTTTATATATTTTGCTTTATTTTTTTTACAATTTTATCTAATGATTGTGTAATAAATGGTCGAGAAATCCCCAATATATCGGCAATTTCTTGTTGTTTTAGACCATTAAAAAAATATAACTCAAAGATAATATATTGTTGATTTGTAAGCAATTTTTCGGCAATTTCTTTGATTTTACCTACATACCTCTACATAATATAGCCTAGATATGAGATATTTTTCGCACTATTTCCCCACTTTTTCACATTCTCAAAATATCCCCCTCATTACTATAGATGCGAGAATGGTATTCTCAACAGGTTTTTTTCCTGTAATTACCTACATTTTATACCTTTACATAATATAATCAAGATATGAGATATTTTTTCCACTATTTTTCGAAAATTATTATATCCCCTCATTAGTATAGATGCGAAAATGGTATTCTCACTAGCCTTTTTTGACACAATTATACCTTTACATAATATAGCCTAGAAATAAGTTATTTTTTACGCTATTTTTACAGTTTTTCACAATTTCAAAATATCCTCTCATATATAGTGACTTTTATTGTAAAATACAACCTTTTCACAATCTCAAATCGTCCCCTCATTAGTATAGATGCGAAAACACCACTCTCACTAGCCTTTTTTCGCTAAACATTTACCCCTACAATATATAGATGCGAAAATATATATCTCAACAGGTTTTTTTGACGTAAATTACCTACATTTTTATATCTCTACATTATATAACCGAGAAGTAAGATATTTTTTAGGCTATTTGTTACTTTCTATCCTACATTCCTTGCAATATAGATGACAAATATACAAATAAACACATATTTATACATTATTTCTATTTACCCACTAATTACCCGAAGGTCAAAAGTTTATTACCCATCTATTTACCCACCCTATTTACCCACGCTGGGTAATTACCCAAACGTTGGGTAATAAAAAAATGGTATCTCTCAACATCGGGTAATTAGGAGTAAAATTTATGCAAACTTATGAATAAACATTAAATAAACATTAATTAATTGATGATACGGTGTTCGTGTAAAATGTCTAAAATTTCTCCTAATTTTTCTCTACTTAATCCAGTCTCTTCTATAACATAATTTGGTGCAACATTTAAATAAGTTTTCCATTGTGGTGCAGGTTCTAACCCAAACAATTCAGCGATCATACTCATAATTAACACCTCATTCTCATAGTTTATATTAAAGTTTCTTTCCTTCTTCTAAAGTTTTATCTAAAAACTCATCTAAATCTTGAGTTCCTTTTTTACCCACATTAAATCACCACCTTAATAATTTTATTTTCTCCTTTAAAAAGGAAAATAAAACAAAAAAAAGAGTAGAAAAAACCTACTCTAATTTTATAACTTTATATATCCATGTTGTTTAGTGGATTGTACTTGTCATTCTGCTCTTTTAAAGCCGTACCCCATAAGGCAACATATCGCATAGTAACATCTAATTTAGAATGTCTAAGCATCTTTTGAAGTGTAAATACATCCATTCCACTCATTAAACATCTATGAGCAAAAGTATGTCTAAAAGTATGAGCCGATAAGCGAACGTCTTTAAAATTCATTACATCTTTTAAGTGTTTAAAAATCATCTGTACTGCATTTTCTGTTAATTGCTTATTTTTATAAGTAGTAAAAACATAATCACTAAGAGTTTGAAAATGTTGTTCACAGAAAACACGATATTCTGCTAATTCCTTTTTAAGTTTAAGTGTCATTGGAATACTAGAATCCATTCGTTTTTTCCCAAATACTTTAAGAATTTGATTGTTAAAGTCTATATCTGACCACTTTAAATTGACTAATTCGCCCCTTCTCATACCTGTTCCTAAAAGAACAATTATAATTGTATGATCACGAAAAGCAACAAACGTTTTGTCACGATATTTAATTCTTTTGTAAAAGTTAAGCATTTGTTTAATATGTTCATCAGTAAATACTTCAATTTTGATTTCTTCTTTAACATAAGGGATTTTAGAAGTAGGTATTCTTTTTGAATTGATAATTTCATTTTCTGCAAGGAAATTAAAAAAAGTCCTTAGTCCACGAAGTTTTGTGTTTATAGTTGTGGGATTATTTTTTAATTCGTTTTTACAATAAAGAAGGTATTGCTTTATTAAGGATGGAGTAATATCTGATACTTCAACTGTTTCTTTTTCAATACAATAATCGTGGAATTTTTCTAATATTAATGAATAACCACCTATTGTTGCTTTTGATAAATTATTAAAATCTCGGTCATCTAAAAATTCCTTAATTGCAAATTTTAGTAACAA